AGTAGCAGCAGCAAAAGAGGGTAAGCAAGTCGTTCCTCTTGAATCTGACAAGCTTAGAGTATTCCACTACAAAAAGGACGATTGGCAAACTTGGGCATATCCCATGATTTATGCCATTCTTGACGACGTTATACTCCTAGAAAAAATGAAGCTTGCCGACTTAGCCGCTCTAGATGGAGCCATTTCTCAGGTAAGGCTCTGGAGGCTTGGTAGTATCGAGCATGAAATATTTCCAACCGATGCGGCAGTACAGAAACTAGCTGACATTTTAATGAGTAATCCCGGAGGAGGAGCATTTGATCTCATCTGGGGGCCAGAATTAGACTTCAAAGAATCAGGCACCAATGTTCACCAATTCTTAGGTTCCCAAAAGTACGACCCCGTTTGGAATAGCATTTATGCTGGGTTAGGTGTTCCTCCTACTTTAACTGGAGCTGCAACCGCTAGTGGCTTTACTAATAATTACATTTCTTTAAAAACACTAGTACAAAGACTAGAATATGGAAGAGACCTATTAAGAGACTTCTGGGAACAAGAGATTGCAATAGTTCAAAAGTCAATGGGGTTCAGACTTCCGGCAGCTATACAGTTTGATCGAATGATTCTCTCTGATGAATCTGCTGAGAAGGCATTGCTGATTCAACTCGCAGATCGTGGAGTTATCAGCTACGAAACATTACAAGAGAGATTTGGAGAAATTCCAGAGATTGAAAAATTAAGAAGCAGACGAGAAAACAGATCGAGAGACAAAGGAACTATGACTCCACAAGCAAGCCCTTGGCACAACCCAGAGAAAGAACATGACCTCGCAAAGATTGCTATGCAACGTGGTATTGTGACTCCTAGTGAGGTTGGCTTGGAACTAGACGAAAGAAAAGAGGGGGAGAGGACTCCTCAAGAAGATGTGAGAGAAATGTCCAAAGAGAGATTTACTGGAGGGCCTCCGGGAGGAGGAAACAAAGGCGAGCCACAACAAGGCAGACCTAAAAATTCTAAAGACAAAGAGCAAAGAGACCAAAGGACTCCTAAGCCCAGAACTTCAGCACAAATAGAAGATTTTGTTGGGACAAGCATGTGGGCCAAGTCTGCACAGTCCAAAATTTCAGAAATAATCACACCAGCAATGCTTGATCATTTTGGCAAGAAGAACCTAAGAAGCCTTTCGGCTAAGGAATCAGACACCCTTGAGATGTTTAAGTTCTCACTGCTTTGTTCTCTAAAACCCTATTCTGAGATCAATGAGCTGGCTATTTTAGAACTAGCAAAGTCCGGAAAATCCAATGTTCCTTCTGGTTCTATTAAGCTCTACAACAAGCTTGTTGGCAAATTCATATCCAATCATGGCAGGAAGCCATCGGTTGATGACCTAAGAGACATACAGGTTTCAGTGTACTCCATAATTAAAAAGTAGGTTTTTTAATAAATGTGGTGTATACTTTTATGACCTTAATTGCATGGAGTTGAACATGAAAGTTTACGCATCAGAAATTAATGATGGTTTGAGAGATATAGTCAGACAGAATACTAGTCTGGCGTTTGTCAATGTAATCAGTAATACTGAAAAAGATAAAATAGAACTCGCTACACAGGCTGCCAGAGCTGCGAATCTTGATTCCACCTTTGCCACCAATGAGGGACAATTTGATCTTCACTATGTAAACACAATCCTAGTTACTACTGGCTGGAACAGAAATGATGATGTTTTCGACAGAGACGAGACTTGGGTTGCTCGGAATACTCCGGAGGACAAACCTTTTAACTATGAACATGATCCATCGGACGTTATCGGTCATATAACTGGGAACGCCGTTATCAGCGATGGTGGGGATATTATTCCTGCTTCTGCTGGTTCCGAGGCTCTACCAGAAAAGTTTCACATTTTGACTAGCGGAGTGCTTTATAAGCATCTTAACAGCCGCGACCCAAACGTGGAGCAAAGAATGGCTGAAATTATTGACGGTATCACTCGTGGAGAGTGGTTTGTTTCAATGGAAGCGTTGTTCACGGATTTTGACTACGCCGTAGTTACTCCAGATGGAATAAATAAGACCATTGCTAGGAATGAAGAGAGCGCTTTTCTGACCAAGCATTTAAGGGCTTATGGCGGGACAGGTGAATATGAGCAATACAAAGTAGGTCGAATGTTAAGAAACATCACTTTTAGTGGTAAAGGGTTAGTTAGAAGGCCTGCTAACCCAGAAAGCGTATTTGTTTTTAATGAGACAAAGGCTTTCGCTAGTGAAGAAACTTTAAGTTCCTTCGAGAATACGTATTCTTCGATTAATGATAAGGAGAAAGATTCAATGTCAGATAATAATCGCGTAGAAGAACTTCAGCGAGAAGTTGCCGAGCTTCGTCAGCGACTCAAAGAAATGGATGAGGCTAAAATTACAGCCAAATTCGACACATTGGCTAGTCAAATAGCCGATAAAGAAGCTGCTATTTCTGAATTAGAAAAGCAGATCGAGGAAGCAAATGCTTCTTACCAAGAGCTTGCAAAAGCTAAAGAAGAACTAGAGACACAGTTAGCTGAATCGTCAGAGGCTACAGTAAAGACGGAAGCTGAATTAGCTGAAATCAAAGCTGAAATCCTCAAAACGTCTCGTGTTTCTACTTTAGTTAGCGCTGGCGTGGATAAAAAGGAGGCAGAAGCTATTGTTGCCAAATTTGCTAATCTAGACGATGAGCAGTTTGACGCATTAGCTGGAATGTTGAAGCCTGTTGAGGCTTCTGAGGAAATTACAGAGGAAGAAAATAGTACCGAAGCAGAATTGGAGGAAGACACAGACATCCAAGAAGCGGAAGCAGAGGAAAGTGATCCTGCTGAAGTGGTTGCAGAAGAAGCAGTTCTTGAAGAGGCAGAAGCCGAAGAAGACGCAGCTCTTGCTACCGCTGGAGAAACCGCTGCTGAGTCCCACCAAGAGTTGATGGGTGCTTTAGCAGAATTCCTTGATCGTTCGATTCATCCGAACCAGAAATAGTAATAGGAGATAAAGAATTATGGCTCTTAAAGGTGACAGATACGAAGGAACGACAGACGTTTCCTTCTTCATGAATGACGCGAGTGCAGCGAAGGGTGGAATTGCTGTACTAAGTACTGTTGGTAGCGGTGTTGCTCTCGATCAGTCCAAGGCACTTGTTACATATGCGGAAACCGCATCAGGTAACGTTCCAGTTGGATTGCTCTTGAATGACATGGTAAATATCGACCAGACACGTCAACATATTAACTTCCACAAAAACGAAGTCCAGAAGGGTGGCAAAGTTACTTTGCTTACTCAAGGATGGGTAGTAACAGATATGATAGATGGCGCGGCAACCGCTGGTGCCCCTGCTTATCTTACTGATGATGGTAAACTCACTGCAACCCAATCAGCTACGGGCGGCGTTGTTGCAACTCCTCCTGTTGGTCGTTTCTTGTCCAGTAAGGACGAAGATGATTATGCTAAGGTTGCGATTAATTTGCCTGCACTGCCTAACAACGATAATGGCATTTAACAAAGTTTAAAGGAGAATTTTACAATGACAGATAAAGCTAATGCTACTCCTGAAATGAACGACATTCTCGTTCGGTCAGGTTCTGCTCGGCGGGAGGAAGCTCTCGCGGCCCAGCACGAACTGGCTGTTGCTTTGCAAACGCCATTACGTCAGGGTGTAATGAACGGTGATATTACGGGCGGTATTTTCGAGAGAATCTCACTCGCACCCGGAACAGCTCCAGAATTCCCATTGGATTTCTTGGCTCCCGGTAGCGAAAAAGATTTTGTCGCTTACACGCTCCCTAACCACGGTCGAATTCCAGAAAGAAACATCGAAGGCGATTACGTCATGGTCCCCACCTATGACATCGGTTCAAGTATTGACTACTTGCTGAAGTATGCCCGAGATGCACGCTGGGATATTGTTGGCCGTGCTATGCAAGTGCTTGAAGCATCTTTCGTTAAGAAGATTAACGATGACGCTTGGCACACCCTTCTGGCCGCTGGTGTTGATCGCAACATCGTTGTATACGATAGCGATGCAGCCGCAGGTCAGTTTACTAAGCGATTGGTTTCGCTCATGAAGACCGTCATGAGACGAAATGGTGGTGGAAACAGCACCTCTATCAATCGTGGTCGTTTGACCGACCTCTACCTCAGTCCTGAAGGTGTCGAAGACATCCGAAACTGGGGTGTAGATCAAGTTGATGAAGTCACCCGACGCGAAATTTATGTCGCTGAAGATGGTGCAATCAACCGAATCTTCTCGGTCAATCTCCATGACCTAGACGAACTTGGTCAGGGACAAGAATACCAACTCTTCTTTACGAACGAACTTTCTGGTTCGCTTGTAAGTACTGGCTCCGATGTTGAGCTTGTTGTTGGTCTTGACCTGAGCGCCAATGATTCGTTTGTGATGCCAGTTCGAGCTGACATTCAGGTGTTCGAGGATGATACCTTGCACCGTCAGCGTAGAGCAGGCTTCTACGGTTTTGGTGAACACGGCTTTGGTGTTTTGGACAATCGTCGAGTTATTCTCGGCTCCTTCTAAGGCGCTTTAGTTTTAAGATTAAAGGGAGTTGGTGGCAGAGCTGCTGCCGCTCCCTTTTTTTTATATAGGAGGTAAAAAGTGGCACAATACTGTATTGACATTCCAGATCAACACGTAGATAGAGTTATTTCCGGCGTAGCTAATCAATATGGTTATCAAGAGTCAATTGATAATCCAGACTTTAATCCATTAGAAGACGTGAGTGATAGTAACCCAGAGACAATCGCTAATCCTCAAACGAAAGGCCAATTTGTAAACCAGTTAGTCAGAAATTTTTTAATCGACAATGTAAAGGCGTGGGAGTCAAAACAGGCGGCAGATGCGGCAAGAAAAGCTGCTATAGATTCGGTAGATATAGATATAACCAATCCCGCTTCCTAGTAAAAGTTTTTTAAAGGGGATTGCGAAATGGCTTTAGTTATAGCAGACAGAGTAAAAGAAACTAGCACCAGCACCGGAACAGGAACTATTAACCTAGCGGGCGCTGTCGCTAGCTTTCAAACGTTTGTTGCTGGTGTTGGCTCAACGAATGCAACATATTATACCATCCTTGATGGAAACGGTACAGCTTGGGAGGTCGGCTATGGCACAGTCACAGACTCCCCCGACACACTATCACGTACAGTACTGAAAAGTAGCAATAGTGACAACCTTCTAGACCTGAGTGCTGGCACACATACTGTATTCGCAACATACCCAGCTTCTAAATCTGTCCATCTAGATACAGGCGGAGCCCTATCTCATTCCGTAACAAATTCAGATCTTTCTGGCAGCATAGATCTCACTTCTAAAGTAACCGGGACTCTTCCCGTGGCAAACGGAGGTACTGGAGCTACCTCACTAGATAGTCTTATTGAATTAGACCAATTAACAGATATTAAATTTGGTGGTAGTAATTTTACCCATAGTATCCTAATTGGTAATAATGGGGCTGGTGTTGTGCCCACCACAGGCACTCTAAGCAGCGTTTGTCAGGGCAACCTCGGTATAGGCTATGATGCTCTAAAGTCTCTCTCTAGTGGAGATTACAATGTAGCTATAGGATATAACGCTGGAAACTCCATTACCAGTGGTTATGGCAATATACTTTTTGGTTCGATGAACGTCGGTCAGGACATAGATACTGGTTTCCAAAACATAGCCATTGGTGGCAGCTCCATGAAAGATGCTACAAGCGGGAGAGACAACATAGCAATCGGCGTCTCTTCCCTTAAAGGAGGCGGCGATACGCTTACTGGAGACTACAATGTGGCCCTTGGCACTCAAGCTCTTCGAGATGTTACTTCAGGTAGCAAGAATGTTGGGATAGGATATCAGGCTGGTCAGGATATAACTGGGACAGACAGTAGCCTTCTCTTTATTGCTAATGCTAAGACTGCTAGTGGTGGCACTCTTATTAAAGGCGACTTCTCTAACAAGTATGTAGCGGTTGGTAAGGCTGATGTTACCTTTGCCGATGCAGCCTTTCAGATTTACCCCAATGGCACAGATGATGTAGCTCTTTATGTCAAGCAGATAGGTTCGTCCAGTGGTGATCTTATTTTAATGGAAAACAACACCGGCACTGACCAATTCGTGGTTAGCTCTAGTGGTGCAATTACTACCGGCAGTTATACCGCCACAGCTATTGATGGGGCTTATATAGATATAGAGGGGACAGAAATAAAGTCCACAGGCGTAACTGGGACAGATAAATATCTTAGAGTAGATGGGGATGGGACTTGTAGCTGGCAAACTGTAAGTACTGGAAGCACGCTTACTCAAGAACAAGTTGAAGACTATGCTGGCGCTTTAGTGGCGACTGGAGGCACAAAAACTTTAATAACAGTCACCTATGATGATGCCAACAACAACATGGATTTTGTTGTCGATAATGATCTTTCAAATTATAGCAATTCGTCCTCTGGTTTCTTGACTGCTCACCCTAGTATTAGCGCGGCATCATCTTCGGATAATAGCGGCAGAACGTACATTCAGGATATCACCTTGGATAGTAACGGCCATGTTACTGGTATCGCAACAGCTACTGAGACTGTGACTGATACTAACACTCAGCTAAGCCAAGAGCAGGTTGAAGACTATGCTGGGGCTTTGGTTGCTACTGGAGGAACAAAAACTCTCATAACCGTTACTTATGATGATGGTAATGGTAATATGGACTTTGTAGTAGATAACAATTTAGCTAACTATAACAACTCCTCCTCTGGCTTTTTAACTGCCCATCCAAACATTTCTGCTGCTAGTTCATCCGACAATTCTGGCAGAACCTATATTCAAGACATAACACTAGACAGCAATGGTCACGTTACTGGCATCGTTACAGCCGCTGAAACAGTTACGGACACTAATACTCAATTAAGCACGGAAGAAGTTCAAGACATAGCTGGGGCGATGTTCACCGGCAATACCGAGACCGGCATTACTGCCACCTATCAAGATGGCGATGGTACTATTGATCTTGCTGTCGGAACGCTAAACCAAGATACAACCGGAACTGCTGCCATTGCGACCACCGTAACGGTAGCAGACGAATCTTCTGACACAACATGCTTTCCGCTGTTCGCCACTGCCGACACGGGAAATCTGGCACCAAAGTCCGGTAGCAATCTAACATTTAATTCCAGCACGGGAATTTTAACGGCGACTGGGTTTGCGGGAGACATAACTGGAGACTTAACTGGCAATGCTGATACTGTGACAAACGGTGTTT